GACCAAGTGCTATCTGTAGTAGCGTCGGCGTTTACTGTGATCTTTATGAGTCTTTCTATTTTTAAAATAATAAAGGAGATTGGTAAAAAAGAATGACATCAGAGTTAGTAGCCATGCTTGGAGGTGGGGTTACGGGATTTGTAATGAAACTTATCTCAGCACAAATGAATATCCAAGCAAATGCTATTGATGCGATGATTAAGAAACAAGGAGTATCAGATGATTCAGCAGATAGAGCAGCAAAAAGAACAGGAGATGGAGGAGCGTGGATTAGACGTTTTATTGCAATCTGTATACTTTTCTCAGTCGTATTTGCTCCCTTTGTCATGGCGTTCTTTAATATACCAGTAACGGTAGAGGCACAGAAAATGGGGATATTTAAATTTTTAGGAATAGGCACAGATAAGTGGAAGCACTTAGAGGGGTTTGTTTTGTTACCAGAAGTAAGGCAGGGAATGTTGGCACTACTGGGTTTTTATTTCGGAAGTTCACAAGTTAAATAGAAAGTATAGATATGAAATACGGAAAACGCAAATCATGTGGTGGCTACGGTAAAGGTAGCAAAGGAAAGAAATAGTTATGCCTAAAGACGCTTGCTACAGAAAAGTTAAAGCCAGGTACAAGGTGTTTCCATCTGCGTATGCAAGTGGTGCGATAGCTAAGTGCCGTAAGGTGGGTGCTGCTAACTGGGGTAAGCGTAAGAAGAAGTAATGGCCGTACGGAGGACAAAGGAAGGTGCTGCTCTTAAGCGGTGGTTCAAGGAAAAGTGGGTAGATGTACGCACTGGTAAGCCTTGTGGTCGCCGTAAAGGGGAGAAACGTGGTACACCCTATTGTCGTCCATCTAAGCGTGTAAGCAGCAAGACTCCTGTGACTAAAGGAGAAATGACTGTATCACAGAAACGATCAAGGATAGCCCAGAAGAAAAGACTGGGACAACCAGCAGGTAAACCTCAAAGAGTGAAGGCAGTAAGACGTGGCAGTAAATAAGAAAAGCATGAAGTGTAACGTTCCGCGAAGACAAGTGTCTGGTGGGAAGAAGTTTGTTGTGAAAGCCTGTCAGGGCGGGGAGGAAAGGATAGTTCGTTTTGGCGATTCCAATATGACTATCAAAAAGAGTAACCCGGCTAGGAAGAAGTCCTATTGTGCTAGGTCAGGTGGAATAAAAGGTAAGAGGAATAAATTGTCTGCGAACTATTGGAGCAGACGAGCTTGGAATTGCTAATGGCTAGATACGACAATTATGGTCAGGTAGACGATCGCATCGCAGAGGAACTCGATGTGGGGTTTGTTGGGTTTAACAATAGACTGCGTCCAGACCAACTATCCCCAGGATTTCTAACGGTTTCCGAGAATGGTCGGATGGATGTCAATGGTGAGTGGCAGGTAAGGAAGGCTATGGATTATCTGGCCGCTCCTTTCTCCGCAGCGGTGCTTTATTCCCACGATGCTGATACCTCCAAGGTGAGGATATTGGATACGGCACTTCCATCTGTCAACTCTAGTTCCTCATCCGTGGATGCCGGAACAGGTGTACTGACCATCGTCTTTAACACTCCTCATGGATTGTCAGAAGCCGACTGGGATGGCTTTGTCTTATATTTAGAAGGATGGGATGGAAATGTCTCCATCAATGGAAATTACAACATTGACTGGGTGGATGCCAGCACCATTAGGGTGACCGTTAGCGGTCTCACCACTATCAACGTATATGGCACCGTACAGGGTCCAACACTGGATGACTTGGCTGCAAGCAGCATCCAATATTCCATCGAGTACAGTGACCCCAATAATGATAGCGAGTCCTACATCCTGTGTATAGGAAGCACTGGTGCTGCGGCTGTAAAGGCATCTGATGGGTCCTCTACATCTATAACTTATCCACTAGGAGAAACTGCTTTCAATGCTACAGCCATCCAAGCATTTAACAAAGTGTACATATTCAGGGATGGAGCTATTGCCATGGAATGGGATGGAGATCTGACAGGATCCCCCACATTCACTTTGGTCAATAGTGGCGAATACGAACAGCCCACTCAGATAGTTTGTGCATCTGGAGAATTTGCCATCATAGAAAATCGAGGTATTGTCCATCAGTCTGATGGAGTAGCCGTGGGAGATGTCATATCCGTAATAGGTTCCAAGACCCTAGATACTGACCAAACATCTGGACTCAAAATAGATGCCTCATTTAATGTGGCTGAGGTTTTTACAGGGGGTCCTGCCACATCTATATCCGCTGCTTCCTCGACACTTATATCTGGAGGTGAGTTTGATGGTTTGTATCAAGTGGTTGTTACGGCGGCTGGTCACGGTTTGAGCGTAGGATACCCTATAGATGTTGCTGGATTTGGCGATGTTAAGATAGATGGATCTAGGTTTGTTGCAGCAGTGAGTGGTGCAGATGTTACATTCTACGTTCCGCAAAACCCAAGCACATCTTTGACTGGCGATGAAACCATAGCACTTGCTCATGGATTTGATTTTTACATTGAGTCGGGTCAGACAGATGAACATGTCACCGATGGTGCGAGTCTGACCTCCACACCCGTGTTTACTCGGGTGGTTTCTAGTGGGTTGGGATATTCCCATATGCCAGCTCCCCCATTTGCCACCTATCACCAACGCAGATTGGTCATGCCATACAGGTATGATATTGACGGAACCAATGCGTCTCCGACTATCACCGATCGTGCCGTAAGGGACGAGGCCATCTTTTCTCAGATACTGGATGGAGATACATACGATAGGATATATGGGCAGTTTCGGTTTAATGCAGGAACATCAGATTTCCTTGTCGGCTTCCATTCTTTTTCGGAAGACAAACTGGTGGTACTTAATCGTCACAGCATACACTTAGTAAGCAATAGCTTGGTGTTGAAGGATTCTGTCAGTACGCTAATAACCAATGAGGTGGGGTGCATTGCTAGGAGGAGTATCGTCCAGGTTGGAAACAATTTGATATTCTTGTCTGATAATGGAATATATGGTGTAGACTTCCAAGACTTGTATAATCTTCGTGGCCGAGACCTTCCACTATCATCCACTATTGAAGCTACCATACAGGGAATCAACCAACAACATGCCGATAAGGCTGTGGGGGTCTATTTCAATAATAGATATTATCTAGCTGCTCCATTTGGATCCTCCACATCTAACAACAAGGTGGTGGTATACAATTTTGTAAACAAAAACTGGGAGTCTATAGATAGTGTTTCAAACCCTCAATGGGAATACAACCATCTCATCGTCGCAGGCAAGGGTTCCAATCGTGGAGTGTATGCGGTAAATACCAATGGAGGTGTTCATAAGCTAGATGCTTCCACCGGGTCAGAAGATGAATATGTCCCAGCCGTGGGACAGCCCACAATCAAGGCTACAGTGGGAGCCATCGCTCGTACTAGAATGTACACCCTATCTAGCATAGACAGAAAGAAGTGGAACAATTTCGAACTCCATATAGAATCAAGCCCGGAGCTTGGTAGCGATGCCATTGTAAATGGTATAGTTGAAAACATAGATGCCACCCTAAGCCTTGGAACCCTCCAATCTCTTAATGGAGGAACCACCTTGGAAGCAGGGGAAGATTATTCTTTGAGAAGCCGAATTGGAAATAGGAGAGCTTACGGATTACAGATGGAATTGGTCACCACTGCTGGCAGGCCAAAACTTAGAGCAGTTAAGGTGGCTGGGGCTACAACATTTAGAAACTTAGAAGAGGCAACATAATGGGAACAATACTTGTAAACACAACTAGTGCATTTTCAGATGGAGATCAAATTACATCTGATTCGCTGAACAACCTAATCGACGACGCCATCCTTAATACGACAGCGGTAAGTGCTGGTACTGGACTGACGGTCAACGGCACTACAGGTGTCCTTAGCTTGGACAGCAGTCTGACTGGAAAGGTGCTGACTGGTGGGTCATTAAACAATGCACCGATTGGTGCCTCCACCCCCAACACCGGAGCGTTTACAACCTTGTCTGCATCCGGTGGTCTTACGGGTAATGTCACAGGAAATGTCACTGGCAACCTTACAGGAAATGTCACTGGTAACGTAACAGGTGATGTTACAGGCGATGTAACGGGAAATATTACGGGGAACGTCACTGGAAATCTTACAGGCAATGTGACATCTACAGGGACTAGTACGTTTTCCAGCATAGATGTTAATGGTGGTGCTATAGATGGGGCAATTATCGGTGCCAACTCGGCAGCAGCAATTACAGGTACAACTATTACTGGTACTAGCCTAGTTGGTCCGCTTACGGGTAACGTAACTGGTAACGTAACAGGGGGAACTGGATCGTTTACTACGCTGACAGCATCTAGTGGCTACACTGGAAACGTCACTGGAAACCTTACGGGCAATGTTACTGGTAATGTTACAGGAAACCTGACGGGAGATGTTACTGGTGATACAACAGGTTCACATACTGGTTCGGTAACAGGTAACGTAACGGGTAATGTCACGGGTAATGTTACAGGCGATGTTACGGGTAACGCTTCTACAGCAACAGCTCTCCAAACGGCTAGAACAATAGCTGGAGTTAGCTTTGATGGCACATCCAATATATCCCTAGACACAGACGATATAGCAGAAGGTTCTAACGAATATTTTACTACAGCTAGAGCAAGAAGTTCTATATCTGCAAGCGGAGACATTAGCTACAATAGCTCAACTGGAGTGATTAGTTTTAGTGCTGCCACTGCCCCAGTGACTAGCGTAAACGGTCAAACTGGAGCGGTGGTCATCGATACATTTAGTACACTTACTGCCACTGGAAACGTAACCTTTGGTGCTGGAATCGGAAACACATCTCAAGTGTACATGAATCTTACTGGCACTGGATCTTTCCCTGGTCTTCAGAACGATACTCACGGGTGTCTGATAGAAGATCAGAACGCCAACGGTTCCACATTGAGTGTTAGTCGTAAAGGAAATCATGCTGCTCGTTTTGCAAGAAATACTACGGATGCCGTTGTAGCTTTTTACTACACAGGTGCTGGAGGAGCTGCGGCATCTGCTTTAGCTGGTGATATTAGCATTGATAGCTCCACCACTGTTAGTATAAATAGTGCATCTGATTATAGAATTAAAGAAAACGTAATTACTGTATCCGATGGAATTGATAGACTGAAACAAATACCTGTTTATCGCTTCAACTTTGACCATGATCCAGACACCACTTTAGATGGGTTCTTTGCACATGAAGTGCAGTCTCAAGTTCCAGAGGCTGTAAAGGGAGACAAGGATGCGGTGGATGAAGACGGTGATATGGTTTTGCAACGCATAGACCAATCTAAACTAGTACCGCTTTTAACCGCAGCATTGCAAGAGGCTGTCGCTAAGATCGAGGCTTTGGAAGCTAGAGTGCAGACATTGGAAGGATAAGGATGCAAGAAGACGAATACAACCAAGACGACGAAGACGAAGACGACGAATACTACGACGACTTGGATTTGGTTGAGCTTGATCCCCTGCAAGTTGATGCCGCCGATACTCCAGACTGGATTTATGATTATCTCAACCAACCATACGAAGATTTTGGGATAGACTATTCTCAACTAGAAGAAGACACTAGCACTGGTACAGACGATAGCCTTTTAATCGGAGATGTAGGTGCCACTGGGTACTCCGTAACTGACGACACACCCGAATATTCTAGCGGACGAACAATTGATCAATCGGCACAAGATGCGACGGACGATCTTGTCAACACAACACCCGGTGGAAACTCCAGAACTTACCCAAGAGGTCCAAGAACCCCTGTTCCAGGATTACCAAATACTTCCGTAGGGCTAGGACCAATTTTCACAGGGGGTGCAGCATTAGCAATTAGCAACAACGATGACGACGAAACTACAGTACCACTACCTTTACTAGGAGACGACGATATGAACGATCAAACCACAACAACCACACCAACATACACTTTAGACTCAATGGGTAGGATTATACCGTCTTCTATGGCTGTCGCTGACCCAGAAGCGGGAACACCACAAGGTACATTGAGAGACTTGCAAGATTTCTTCAATGTGTATGGCGGAGCCGATGGAATGGGCGGACGGTTTGCTGAACAGATGGCAGGTGTCACTGGTGCTGGTCAAACCGCATACGCCCAACAGGTGTTGGGTATGGAAGGCGACGACATAAGTGCCTTCGATATTGCTAAGGAAACATCGAGCCAGCAACGCGATGCATTGGCTAATGTATTTGGGGCTGACGTAGGTAATACATATGCAGATATTGTTGCTGCTGGCACGGCTCCCATGCAAGGACTAAGCCAAGTGAGACAGACAGTGCTGCCAGGTCTACAGAGTGCCTTCCAGACCTCACAGGAACGCCTAGAACAGGGTTTGACTGGCCGCGAGAGGCAACAGGTGGAACAAGCCACAAGGGCCAGATTTGGTGCATTAGGCAGAGGAACTGATACAT